CCCGAGGGATTCCTTATCCTGTGTGTACTAAGTGTGGAATGATTCTCTTGAAGAATGAAGCATCCCGCAAGGAAGCTACTAAACCATGCCCAGGAAGCGATGACTAAGCCAACAAAAAAAGACTGTGGCTGGAATAATTGTGAGTCGGTTGAGTATAATCCACAGCTACTCGACAAGAGTTATCTTGAAGAGATGTCTACATGGAATTTACTTGCTTACCTTCGGGGTCCAGAAGGTCGAGAAGAAGGTCCTTTCCGTATTTTATTAAAGGAAGTACTAGCTACTCGCCCCAATATTCCAACTAAAGCCCAATCGAAAGCCAAACGCATCGCAAAAGCAAAGGCCCAGAAAAACCGATGAGCGTCTTTGAGATTGACAAGTATGACCACACCAAAGAGAATCTTTTCTTTGGCCATCCGGTAAGTCTCGCCCGTTACGAAACCCAAAAGTATGCTTGGCTTGATAAGTTGACGGAGAAACAATATGGATTCTTTTGGCTCCCCCAAAAAATCGATATCACCAAAGACAAGAGAGATTTTGCTTCACTCACTCCCCATGAGCAACATATTTTCACCAGTAATATCAAACGACAAATCCTTTTGGATAGTGTGCAAGGACGAGCCCCCTTCGAAGCTTTTCGGCCTATTTGTTCCCTACCAGAACTTGAGGCGTGGCTGATTGCGTGGACGAACTCTGAGGCCATCCACAGCCGCAGCTATACTCACATTATTCGGAACATATATCCAAATCCGAGCAAGGTCTTTGATGAGATCCTCGACCTTCAAGAGATTGTGGATTGCGCCAAGGACATTTCGGAACACTACGATAATCTTATTGAATACAACGTGCGCTACCTTGCCCCAGAAACGTGGTCAGTTTACGATCTCGTATCAGAAGATTGTCCTTACAAACATAAGGAATTTCTGTGGATGGCGCTCATGTCGGTCAACATCCTTGAGGGCGTGCGCTTCTATGTAAGTTTTGCTTGTTCTTGGGCTTTTGCCGAAATCAAGAAAATGGAAGGCAACGCTAAGATTATCAAGCTGATTTGCCGAGACGAGAATTTGCACTTGGCCAGCACCCAACAACTTCTCAAGGCTCTCCCCGAAGAAGACAAGGATTTCAAGAAGATTCAAAAAGAGACTTCTGAGGAATGCCGTAAACTATTCCTCGGCGCAATTGAGCAAGAAAAAGCATGGGCCACCTATCTTTTCCACGGCGGCTCCATGATTGGCCTCAATGAGAGTCTTCTGTGTGATTATGTGGACTGGATTGCTCGAAAGAGAATGACGGCCCTAGATATTGATTGTCATATCAAGTCATTTCCAAATCCATTACCATGGACACAGAAATGGATTGCTGGACAAGAAGTTCAAGTAGCGCCGCAAGAAGTGGAGATTGCAAGTTATGTCGAAGGGGGCATTCGGAACGATGTGGACGAATCCACCTTCAAGTCCTTCAAACTCTGAGCCAAAAAAGTACACCCCCCCTTCTCGGACAGATATAAAGCATGGGGTTTACCGAAAAGAAAACCAACCCCATGCTCAGATGATGTTCTACTATGACCTTCTTCCGCCCCGAGTGCGGAAAGCTTTGCAAAACTGCAAAGACAACTACCGCACGCAGCAAATCTATTATTTGCTTTTGAACGGGGCAAGTGAGGACTCAATCATATCAAGATGTAAGCCTGATGGGCCAACCCCTCACTAAAGAAGGTTGGTACCACATTGAGCATTTTGCGCTCATGTACTGTGACCTTTTGCGGGCCATGGGATGCCATGATATCAAGTGGGAAGCTGGGCTTCCGGACGACAACGGGGACGTGAAGATTGACTGGACATGGACCCCCCCAAACCTTGTCTATGTCCAGCCTAGCAATGTAAATGATTCGAAACCTTTTCCGATGTTTTGGGAGCATGAAGATGAGCAGCAAGAGCAATCCGGATCAGCTTTCCCCAGCCAAAGTCTTTTCGAAGAGGGAGAAGAACCTTCTTTTGAAAAACGAAGCGATGCGCAAAGAAGAATCCAGACACTTTGTCGGCGAGAGGGTGAGACTATTCGAAGGCGTGAGTCTCGACGAACTGATTCGGAGCCTGCAAGAAATCCAGAAGAAGACAACTGAGAGTCTTCAGTGTTTGTTTGACGGAGACGGCGACGCTTATGATGATTACGAGTTAATAGCTTATTATGCTAAGCGGGAGACCGATGAAGAGCTTCTTGCTCGCATCTTCCGGCTTGAGTCGGCCCGAAAGCAACAAATTGCAAGGCATAAAGAAGATGAGTTGCGGGTCTATGCTCGGCTCCGCAAGAAGTACAAGAACTTCAACATTGAGGAATGGGAAGCTAATGCCAGTAGAGGCCACCGAAGAACAAAGAAAGTGTGAACACTGCGATTCGGAGTGGGAAATTAAGTACGACCCTGATCAAGGGACTCCTGAGGTTTGCCCGTTCTGTGGCGCCGAAGCCACACCCCTTGACTCTGACGATGATTCCGACTATAAGGATTCGGAGAAGGAGTATGACAATGAAGATGGAGACGAAGATTGATGACCAGCGTTACGGTCCGTACAAGACGCACCTAACTCTGGTGACTGCTCTCCAGCTTATGACTCTCCCGGTGGTGGTTGTGGTAGGAGACCACCGCTGGATTATTGCCGACAAGCAACAAAAGCATCTTGACGCCTTAATCCGGTTGTGGAAGCTCGTCTCGGACATGGAAGGCAAGCACTCGCCGGCATGGGTTGAGCAAATTCCCAAAGAGACGGTTGACCACCTTTATGAACGCAACAAGGGATAATCTTGTTCTTATAGAGTGTCCTCGCTGTGGGGGTTCGGGATTCGAGCGCCCCGGCACCGGCTATGATGATGTTTGCTCGGAATGCGGGGGCTTAAGCGGATATCCCATGCCCAAGGACTTCACCGGCTCTATCAAGACCGGAGAAGATGACACGTGGGAGTACTTTGACACCTACGTGGACGGGGCGTTTACCACGAAATCTCTCAAGATGAAGCCCGTCTATCGCACTCACCAAGAGTGGCAAAGGCTTGCTTTCGAAAATTATAAGAAGTGGTGGGCAGAAAAATCACAAAAACGTGATGTAGATGCTCTTGACGTGTGATCAAGAGTGTCTTATTTTGTAAGTACCACAAAGAGGAGACTCACATGTCAACCATTCTCGACTACAACACCGACGCCGGCAAGCTTGGGATGGCTTTCGTTCTTCTGCGCCTTGAGCGTAAGGGCGAACTCTCTACTCAAGAGCGCCAAGAGTTAGATGCTCTCTCTGTAGAGTTTAAGGCTTGGACACCGAAGCGCCGTCATAACGCCGCTGTCGTGCATCGTGACCTTCTGGCCGGGGGGCTGTGAGATGGGCACCACGGACCTTTGGAAAGCAGCCGCCCTGATGGGCTGGTTTACCGTAATCCTGATGTTTACTCTCCAGACCTTCTAAAAAAGGGAGTCCCATGAGTAACTTCAAAAGAATCTGGGATACGCCGGAAGTTGTAGAGGCGTTGGAAAAAATTCAGGGTTCGCTGGCAACAACCCAAGCAAGACATGCTACGGCAGCGTGCGCTCTGTATCTCGCAACGATATATGAAGCCGCCGAGCGTCTTGGGGAAGTTTCTCCTGATGGCATGGAGAAATTCCTGAATTTAACCAAAGCCCTTCATGAGGAGTTGAAGGGTTGCCCAACACAGGGTACAACGCTCCACTGATCATAGCCAAAAAGAGGAGACCAAGCTATGCTCTTACTGACCCACACAACGATGGCCCTTGCGGATCTGCGGGCACCGGGCGGGGTCCTTCTGGAGCGTTTCCAGGAAGCCTACGACCATTACAACCGGGCTCTTTTCAAGAACCAACTCCCCACATGCGTCCTGATTGTTGCCCGCAAGCGAGGCGCCTACGGTTATTTCTGGAATGGTAAGTGGGAGAAAAAAGGTCGCCCGCTTCACGAAATCGCCCTTAACCCTGATTGGTTGAATTCTCGCCCGCTGGGGGAAGTGCTGTCTACTCTGGTGCATGAGATGGTGCATCTTTGGCAGCACGAATTCGGCAAGCCGTCCAAAGTTACGCACCACAATCGAGAGTGGGCGAAAAAGATGAAGGCGCTGGGCCTGCATCCTTCCTCAACCGGCCAACCGGGCGGCAAAGAGACCGGAATGCGGGTTTCCCACTATATCGTGGAGAAGGGACCATTTGCCGCAGCCAACGCCGAACTGTTGGCGAGCGGTTTTGAGTTGCCGGTCAACACAACGATGCGCTTTGGCTTTGGGATGGCCCCGAAAGCCCCCAAGTACCGGGTTACAGTGCGCTGTCCCGAGTGCCGCATGTCCGCTCTGACCAAAGAGGGCAACAAGATGCTCTGTGGTGAGCACGGACTGGTTATGCTCACCGAAGACGAGATGGCCAATGGTGGGCAGGGTAGTGTCAACCTCAACCTCTTGACGAAAATCAAAGAGTTGCTAAGTGTAGGGGCAACTTTAGCGGAGACAGAGACAGAAACGGAAGACGATGAAACTACTTGAGAAGGTCTTGTCCTTCGAAACGAAAGAGCAGTTGCGGGACTGGTTTAACCAAGGTTCCGCTTCTGCCCCTCGTATCATGATGCACAGTACCGAACCCATCATGAAGGACGGCAAAGAGGTTTGGTTGACTAAGGTCTGCCTTACCGGCCATGATGACCCGATGATTCTCCAGAATCGCATCGGGCTTGCGTTTATGCACATCCGCAAGGAATTCTCGAAGCATGTCATCGGTCTGACTGACCGGGCGTATCACAAGATTAAATTCTATGACCCGGAATACCGGGAGACGCATCCCCGGAAACGGCCGGAGAAGGCACACGTGGCATACCACACGGCAATCGCCGACGCCTTTGCGATGGCGGAAGAGAGAAAGAAAAGTAAGGAAGTCTACAGCAAAACCCGAAACTACCAACTTGGGTATTCGGACCGGCGCACAAAGAAAGATCCTCGCATGAAGGATGATGCTGAGTACATGAGGGGTTATAACGCTCGGGTAGCCCGAGAAGAGATGGGTGGCCGAGAAAGAAAACGGGGCCTCCGCAAGAATTCCATGACCTGGATCTTGGTGGAATACATCAAGAACCACGGGGGAGAAGTCACTCGTAAACATCTTACTGAGCAATTCGGCAAGATTAACGGGGCTCTTATCACTAGGATGCTCAAATCGGGCAAGGTGGAAAGCCTCGACGTGGGTAGGTACATCCATCAGGACAATGTGGCAACCAAGGTCATCGAACCTGTCGAACCTGTCATCGAGCCCGTGCCGACTCTCCCCAGCGTTATCCTGCCTCAGGTTATGCCTGATACGGCCCCGCTGATTTCTCGGCCCTATGAGGAAATTAGTAAGGACGCATTCTTCCTACGCCAGCGCATCGTCGAGCTAGAGGCGGAGAACGCTCGGCTGAAAAAGGCTCTTATGGCCTTGACAGGTTGAATCGCCCTTGCTATGTAATGGTCTTGGCGTCGTCACCCTATTCGGCCTCATGCCCGAGTAGAGTGTGTCTCCTCCCTAGACGACGCCCCTGCCCCCTGGTCCCCCTCCCCGGCGAGCCAGGGGGCATTTTTTAGGTATTTGCTATTTTCGATGCAACTTCATTTAGAAGGATGGAATTAGCGGCACTGAAAGCAGCGGTGACAGTGGGGGCACAATTCGACCCGCCAGTGCTAACCGTAGGGGTGCAATTCACCCAAGTGTTGTTACCGGTCCCCCAGACGATTCCCTCGCCGCCCCACGCTTTCCTTGGACACCCCACACCCTGACAGGTAGCTTCGGCGCCCGGTGGGCATATGCAGCCTCGGGGCGAGCACGCCGGCCATGTCTGGGGCATCGGGACTGGATTCCACGGGTTATAGGGCCGGTGGGGCTGATACCAGCCGCCGCAGTATGGGCAGTAGGGGCTCCCGCAAGAGCAGCACCCGACTCTATAGCCCCCGCCCACAGTGACGCCCAGCGCCCCGCCTTGGGTGCTGTGACAACCCCCGCCTGACCTACAAGCTCCAGAACAAGCGCAAGCCATTTAAGCCATATCCTCTTTTTTCATTAACGTTTTGAGAACCGAAATTATCCCAAGATCCAAAGGAACCATATCCGTGAAAACGGGTTCCTTCAGCCCCTCTACTACTTTAGGCAGATATCCGAGATAAACGAGAAAGGGCTTGAGCAAACACCATTGTTCCTTCTCAATCTTAAAAAACAAAATCCGCACGGCATTTTCCGGGCGAAAGACATTTCCAAGGACAATAATGTGATTCAGAATCAGGCGCTCTTTTAGCTCCCCGGTGTTCTGGTATCGAGTAAGGAGCTTTTTGATGTACCCGACTCGGGCAAGATCCTCATCGAACTCCATGAAATTCATGGTATGGCAGCCGTCGTAATTGAGGAAGCAAAATTCCTCAAAGGTATCATCAGAAAGCGGCAGGAGTTGCTTCGATACTAAAATCATCGAGCCTATTTACTTGTATGACATGGTATTGGGCAGGGCAATCTTTCTCCGTGGGTGATGCAGAGGCCCTAGTGGCGTCGGGGGTTGTTGGATTTGTTTATCAGATAACAAATCTGAAGGATGGTCGGAAGTATATCGGCCAGAAGAAATTTCTGTCACGCCGCAGCAAGAAACCACTCAAAGGAAAGAAAAGGCGACGCATAACAGTCATCGATTCCGACTGGCAAGATTACTGGGGCTCAAACAAAGAACTCCAAAAAGATATCGAGATTCTTGGAAAAGAAAACTTTTCGAGAGTCATTTTGTATCTTGCGCCAAGCAAGGCAATGATGAATTATGTCGAGCTGTATCATCAAGTAGTGACGCACTCGCTGCTTGAACCAACCCGGTACTACAACGAGTATGTGGGCGGCCGAATAAGTCGCAAGCAGCTGGAGAAGTTTTGTAATGACAGTTTGTTCGATAGACATCAAGATTCAGATGTTGCCGGGCCACCCCTATACTCCCGTTCCGGAGTATAAAAGTCTGGGGGCGAGCGGCGTTGACCTGATGGCTTCTTGTGGAAAAGACAAAATCTATTCCTTACAGCCCGGCGACCGAATTTTGGTTCCTTGTGGTTTCAAGATAGAAATGCCCCCTGGTGTTGAAGCTCAAGTGCGCAGCCGCTCCGGTCTTGCCCTTAAACAGGGTCTTGTGGTGGCTCAGGGAATCGGCACAATTGATTCGGATTATCGGGGAGAGGTGGGGGTCATTCTTCACAATATTTCGGGCCAGCATCAGTCGGTTTGGTGTGGGGACAGGATTGCTCAGCTTGTCTTTATGCCTGTGTACCTTGCTCGTTTCTCTATTTCGACACAATTGGAAGCTACAGACCGGGGCGAGAGCGGGTACGGAAGCACTGGGGTTTAACCATAAGTTCTTTTGCCTCTAGTTTGAGGTTGCTACCGCACCGCAACCTATAGCATGCTAAACTTCCTGTGCGGGGGAAGTATAAAAGGGGGACTGCCCAATGAGCCCAATCGGGTATTCGAACTGCCTTTACTATGTTGTTGAAAATTCCGCTGTCCAACTCTTTCTTTCACCAAACGACAAAGTTGCCTCGGATGAGCGTCCGGGTTCTATGCCCCTTGACCTCAACATGATTATCCCTTTGCATGGACATGCTAAGGTCCACTCAATTCTAAAAAACTTTGGAGATCGGTGGATTGCCCGTTCGGGGAAAGTTTACTTTCCTCCGATAAGTAAGGGAAATGAGGCGCTGGAAAAAACAGCTTAAGTGGCTATACCAATTCGGAATAAATGATGATTGGTCGGCGGATACGTCCGCCGACTTTTTGACCACAACTATAGAAGAAGCAGGAATAACAAGCAAAATGAATATTGTGGCCGGAGCTTCTGAGCTTGTCTCCATTCATCGGCTAGATGCTGTAGATTGGGTGAAGAAAAACACCCAAGACGGTGCCGAGATGTATGCTCGGAATTTTTCTCTTCGGGGACATTATGAGAATGTGCTCGATTTTATTGAAAATCTCCGGCAAGATGGATGGAACCTACACAACAAGCAGTATGATGGTACTGTGGCACTAGTGAAACTTGACGACCCATCCCATCCAGACGCCCCATTCTTGATTATCGTCAATCGTTCCCACACTGACATGTGGATCTATGCTTATTCCACGGAAAAATGCGTCATCGACGAATTCAAAAAGAAGTATGGTAAGAACGAAAAGCGTCTCAAGCTGAATTGGTGGTATCCATCCGGCTCCGGATTTGATTCGCAGGAAGTCGATTTTCTTCACGATATCGAGCTTAAGGACGAATTCTATCCTTTCGTGCCAGGAGGATTGGAAAACTACTTTACTGAGTACATGGCTTCAGTCGCCCCCATTCTTTTACTTCTGGGCGAGCCCGGCACCGGAAAGACTTCGTTCATTCGTCATCTAATTCACCGCCACAGTCTTGAAACTGTGGTCTCGTATGACGAGAAGGTGATGGCGTCGGATGATTTTTATATCAGTTTCCTGACTTCGGAAGACAAGAAACTGATGGTTATCGAGGACGCCGACTTGCTTTTGCGAGCCCGAGAGAATGACCACAACAAGGTTATGAGCAAACTGCTGAATATCTCCAATGGAGTTATCCAGCTTGGTCACAAAAAGATGGTTTTCTCTACTAACCTTGAAAACATCAATGACGTTGACGAAGCCTTGGTGCGGCCGGGACGATGCTTTGATATCCTGGACTTCCGCCGTCTGACCGTGGAAGAAGCCAAGATAGCCTCAGCCGCAGCGGGACTTCCCCCTCTTGAAGAACCTTACAAGAAGGACTATACTCTAGCTGAGATCTTCAATCGCAAGAAGATGTCCTACCGTTCTCACCGGTTGGGGCTGCATCGCTAAAAGGAGAGAGCTTCGATGTCCGAATCGATACAAGATCGTATCAAGGTAAAGACTCTTACCGACGTTTATCTCTGTCTCGGCCAAGCCTTTCAAGAACATACAAAATTCAAGAACGAAGAAACCGGCCTTATTTTATATAAGACTGTGGTGCGGGGTTATGCCGAGGATGCTATTCCTCTGGAAACTGTCATGTTGGTTCTCAAGCAACTTTCTTATGATTATTCTCCAGCAAAGCAGCTATGGAGAGCTTTGGTTAAAGTAATAGAAAGTGAAAGAAAGGATATCTAAATGCTAAAGAAGTTTTTGGCTGGCATTGCTTTTGTAATCGGTTTGACAACACTTGCCATCGCTTCCTTTAATCCTGTTCCTCTTAGTTCTTTTGGGGCTGCTCAAGAACATTACTACTCTTCAGTGGTTGCCTTGCGCATGAAGCAAGGTAAGTCCGTAGCAGGATGCACTGGTACTCTAATCCATGACCTTCGGCCGTTTGGACACAATGTCGGGTTTGTGCTAACCGCCGCCCACTGTGTCAAGGATGCTGAGTCTATCGAGGTTGGCTTCTACCCTGACAATACAGGGGCAGGCGCCCCCATTATCAAAGCAGGGGCTCGTTGGCGCTGGCCTACGTCTTTCTCCGATAAGACTCAGCCGGACTCCCCCGGCATCGACATGAACGACTTAAATGCTGATCAAGTGCACGATTGGGCCATCGTCATGGTCAAAGATCTGCCGGCTCATGTTCGGGTGATGGGCATCGGCGCCCCTTGGCGCCCTGATGGGTCGGAGACGGGGGAGAATTCGGTCTTCCTTGTGGCTAGGAACGAAGAGGATAAGGGATTGTGGATTTCTCCCCTCTTTGCCGTGCCGTTCCAAGGCTCGCTGCCGTTCGGCGTCATGGAAAGGACTCGGATGTGGCGCTCTGACGTGGTGCAGCCGCTTGACCCGAATGGCCTTCGGGGGCTATGTATGGGGAACTCAGGTGGCCCGGTGGTCAAGGTGGTCAACGGTCGTCCAGTGCTAGTGGGCGTGGCATCGGCCGAAGGGAACAGCTTTGGCGTGCTTGGAAACAAACCGACGTTCCGGTGCGGCACCAACGCCTACTGGTACAATGCTACTCTGGCGATAACGGACCTTGAGGACGCTATCAAAGGAGAAATGCAAGACGACGGTATTCTTCCGCCCGACACAGAAAAGGAGAAATCATGAAAGTCATCCTCGCAATTCTCATGGTCATGTCTTTTGCGGCGCTGGCCGCAGCCGAGCCTAGAGACTACGGCCCGGACAAGAACAAGACGTATTTTGAAGATTTGAGCCAACGGCTCCCGTAATTCGGCGAAGACAATAGGTTCTCGCCGTTTCCTGGCCTACAGCGGGCTCTCTGTAGGTGGTGCCGCCGGAAGGGCAACTTTGCCCTTACGCCGCCCCGGTCTAGGCAGCGGGTTATCTGTCTGGCAAGAGAGCTTGGACGCAAAAGAGCCAAGCTCTCTTGAAGCGGGCTTTGTTTGCTTGTCGTCTTAGCCTGCGAAAGGGTTCGGGAAGCGATGGCCCGAGCCCTTTTTCTTTTTGGGCGATTAAATATCGCCTATGGCCAGTAGCAACAATTCATTCGACCTAGTAAATCTAGACTTTGCCCTCTTGAAAGGAAGCTTCCGCTCCTTCCTTCAAGGAAACCCGTCTTTCAAAGACTATAACTACGACGGCTCGGCAATGAGCGTCCTTTTGGACTTGCTCACGTATAATACTTTCAAAAACGCTTTCTTCTTGAATATGACCTTTGCCGAAGGGTTCATGGATACCGCCCAACTTCGGGAATCCATCGTCTCCCACGCCAAAGACCTAAACTATGTGCCCCGCTCGGCTCGCTCCCCCCAGGCCGTTATTAACGTTTCTTTCACGGCCACTGGCGAGTCTCAGCCCTACATCGTCCAAAAAGGGGCGAGCTTCACGACTCTGATCAAGAACCAAAGCTTTACCTTTACCGTTCCGGAGACGCTGATTGTCTCCTCAGTCAACACAACTTTTACTTTCCAGACAAGCATCTATGAAGGCCCGTACTTCAAGGACGCTTACATTTTCAAGACGCCGGGAAATGGAAGCATCCCTCGATTCCAGCTCAGCAATCCAAATGTCGATACCTCTTCTTTGACAGTAACTGTCTTTGAAGATGGGGCTCAAGTCGGCACCAACTTTATACTTTCTCCAACTCTTCTTGATATCAATGAATTCTCAAAAGTCTATTTTCTCCAGGCGTCAGAAAATGGATATTATGAAGTTCTTTTCGGAGACAACAACCTAGGTTATAAGCCAAAAGAAAACTCCCTTATTGAAGTTGATTATCGAGTTTCAAGAGGGGATGCATCAAACGGCGCCCGGCTATTCTCCCCGAATTTTGTGATGACCGGGGCTGTTAATGAAGTGACATCCGGCCCATTTGTCGATACTTTCCAAGCCGCCATCAATGGCGCCCCGCCCGAGACCATCGAGTCCATTCGATACACCGCTCCTCGCCATTTCCAGGCCCAGGAACGGTGTATCGTACCGGGGGACTATGAGACCCTGCTTCAGGAAAACTTCCCTGAGATAGGCGCTGTGGCGGCCTACGGAGGCGAAGACGCCAAGCCCATCCCGATGTACGGGCGAGTCTTCATTGCTATCGATATCAAGAACACCCTTGGCATCCCGGATTCCCGCCGCAACGTCTATACAAGTTTTCTGCGGGCTCGGTCGCCGATGATTCCGGTCATTATCGAGCCAAACTTCACATTCATCGCCATCGATACGACGGTGCGCTACAACCAAAACATCACGGTCAATACCCCGACTGTGACAAATACCCTGGTGCGAAACTCTATCGCCGCCTATGACCTCGACAACCTGCACAAGTTTGGGATTCAGTTTAGGTTTTCGCCTTTCTGCTCAATGATTGATGATACCGACCCAAGCATTCTATCGAATATCACAAAGGTCAGCATTTACAAAAAGATTTCCCCAATTTTCGGGGACATTCTTGACCTTGTGCTAAAGTTTGGTATTCCTCTGCAAAGTTCTTTCGGCAGTATTACGAATACTCACGACACCACCGAATTTACCGCCATCAACAGTGACCCCTTCACTTTCCAGGGCTCGCAATGCCAGCTTCAAGATGATGGCCTTGGAAACATTCATGTCGTCAGCCGCATCGGGGACACCTTCTTCACGGTGCTGACATCGGCCGGCACTGTGGATTATGAGCAGGGAATCGTCTCACTTCGGAATTTCGCTATCGATTCTTACAGCGGAACCGCCATCAATATCTTTGCTACGCCGGCCGACCCGGACGTACTCTTCCCCCGAGACACGATTGCGGAAATTGAAGCCGGACAAACCAAAGTAACAGTGGAGCCTATACTAGCATAAATGGCCCAGACCACAGTAGCTCCTAACGCTAATACTCTTCCGCAAGATAGCGAGTTCTTTGAGAAAAGAATCTCTTCGCTCATCGAATCTCAATTCCCGAATGTTTTTCGGGAAGAAGCTCCCCAGTTTGTTGCCTTCCTTAAAGCTTATTACCAATGGATGGAAGAAACAAACAACACGATGTTTCATACTCGGCGCCTTTATGAATACCGAGATATTGACCAAACTATTGATGATTTTGTAGTCTACTTCAAAGAAAAGTACCTCAAAAACATCACCATCAACACCGTCACAGCTACCCGCACCCTCATCAAGCACTCCCTCGACCTCTACCGTTCCAAAGGTTCGGAGCGATGCCTATCCCTTTTATTCCGAGCGTGCTTTGGGGTGGATGCCCGAGTTTATTATCCATCAAGCGACCTTTTTATTCCATCAGATGGGGTGTGGAAGGTTCCCCAGTACCTCGAAATGACCATTGCAGATACCAATTATCTTTTCGAGGGTAAAGAAGTAGTAGGGCTTATTTCCGGAGCCAAAGGATTCGTGGATGCTGTGGTTCGGCGTTCTATCGGAAATCAAGGATTCGTGGACGTTTTCTATCTGTCAGCAATCGTTGGAACTTTTATTGCCGGCGAGAAAATTAACATTTCAACGGACTAATGACAACAAACACCGTCCTTTCCCCAAATCAGTATCCGACGCTTCTTGGAAGCTTGAGCGCCCTTTCGGTTGACGTTTCGGGGGCAGGCTCGGGGTATGACATCGGCGACTTTGTGGATGTCACAAGCTCTCGGGGAGAAGGGGCGGTTGCCCGAGTAGCTAACGTCGTGTCCGAAACCGGGGTCGTGACCTTTTCTCTTATCGATGGAGGCTATGGATACACGGCAAATTCCGAAGTTCTTATCTCAGATACTATTTTGGTTTTTAATGACGGGGATGATTCTGTTCTAGAACTTTTTGCGAATGTCTATCAGGATATCGCAAACATCTCGGTAACTGCCATGGATGGCGGGGCTTTCTCGAATGGACAAAATGTCTACTCCTACAACCTTGACAACTCAGTCAATGGCATCGGGATAGTCATCCAAGAAAGTTTTGATACCTCAAATACCGGCTATATCCTTGTAAATGTCCTTCAAGGAAACCTTCAGCAAGGGAATGCCATCTTCGATACCGGAAATGTTATTTCGGCCAATCTTTCTGGCTACGTGAATCTCATGGCCACCGGAAACTTGATTGGGTGGTTTATCGACAGTAATACCGGAGCCCTAAAAATGGGGCTCATGGATTCTTTGAATGAATTTTTCGCCGATTATCTTGTTTTGTCAAGCAATGGATTTAGTAATACGCTCACATCAATCGCCGGGGGCTCAGGGGCGAATGTCGGCGTATATCCTTTCCTTTTGTACCAAGAGACGGTACCTCTAAACACCGACATTATTGCTCCTTATTCGAGCGTGGCTCTTAATGCCACAGCTTACGGTTTCCCGGCCGACCCCACTGCAAATGGCCAAAGCATCATTGAAGATGCCCTTAGTTTTACAGATGTGACTTTTGGTCGCATTCAGCTTCTCATCGACCAAAATCCAGGAAGTGGGTACACCGAAGCTCCGATTGTTCGGGTTTATGAGCCTCTAAGTTATGTCTGGCGCATTCACGACACAATCACCCTAGAGCTAGATGGCCTTTCTTCGGCTTTCCAGAATGGAGAAGTGGTGGAGCAAACGGCCTCGAATGGTCGGGGCTTAATCATTTCGTCCAATGTGACAAGCATCGTGGTCAAGAGACTAAGGTCTCAGCCGGGCGATGATTTTGTTATTGGGCAACCTATCATGGGCGACAGCTCAAACGCCACAGCAAATGTCACCAATTTTATCGTCTGGGCAAATAGCGATTATATCGGCCTTGATTGCCAGATTAATGCGGCGGTCACTGTCCTCGCCGGAGCGGCCAACAAACTAGAAGTGATAGATTCGGGATTTGGGTTCCAAGATTTTGATGTTGTTGATTTCTCGAATTCCGAGATTGTGGGAAGTGAGGTTGGGACTGCTGTTGCCAGGGTGACTACAAGTGGTCAAGGTCTTGGATTTTATGAGCAAATCGGAGGATTTGCTTCGGACCGAAAGAAGCTATTTGATGGGCATTATTGGCAGTACTTCAGCTACGACGTGATTGCTCCGATGCAGCTTGCCGAGTATGCGACGCTCTTAAAGCAGGTTATTCACACGGCTGGATTTGCCCTTTTCGGTACCTACGAGCAAGTCGCCAACGATTCTATCGGCATCACTGACGCCACCGAAGCCACGTGGGAATATGAAACCCATAACCCCCTTGCCCAGCTTATTTTGAGCGGAAACGGCTACACCGGCATCATGCTTGGGGATGATACCCTCGCCGGAAATACCTACTTTGCTGTGCTGCTGGGGGATGTCCTCCTTTACAGCATCTCGACTGACCTTGATGACATGTCGATTTCAAACAGCGCCACCTATTATTCTGTGATGCTAGATACCATCACAATCGATAATCACACGGGTTGGTCAGCGGCCCCAACCTTTGACACCATTGGAATAACCGCCACCGGAACAGTTACCTAAGTAATTTCGAAAGCAGAGGAAAATTATGGCGATTCAACTTTCAGCAAATACTCGTAATGCTCGGCTCGATGCCATCGAAACAAACGCTGGCACGACTCCAATCTTGTCGATTTGGTCGGGGTCTATTCCGGCTAACTGTGCGGCGGCAAACACCGGTACCAAGCTGGTGTCTATGACCCTGCCCTCGGATTGGATGTCCGCTGCTTCTGCCGGCTCCAAAGCCAAGCTCGGCACATGGGAAGACGCCTCAGCCGATGCCAGCGGAACGGCTATCCACTTCCGCATCCATAACTCGGGGGGAACCGAGTGCATCATGCAAGGCACCGTGGGCGTGGGCACCGGCGACCTTCGTCTTGACAGTACGACCATCACGGCTACCCAGGATGTTGTGATCACTGCTTTTACCCTCACCGATGGGAACGGATAAATACACTTCTTAACTTTGAAAAGGTGAAAAATGGCTGAGTTTAAGTTTCGACACCATAATCGTCTGAAGTTCCCGACCAAGAAAATCTGGATTTTAGAAGACGACCTGGATGCCCAGGCCAATTTTGTCGCATGGGCCAGGGCTCGATTCGAGCCGCAGGGACAGGTGCAATTTGATTTCATGGCCTCGGGAATCGCCGCCGCCGCTGCTCTTTTGCACCTCACTCCGGATGTTCTAATCCTTGACCACGACCTTCCTTATGGAAATGGCTCGGATCTTCTGGGGTGGATGAAAGAAAACGGAAAAACCAATATTCCGATTATCACGGCCTCGGGTTGGGCGCCAAACCTTGACCACATGATGCGCCTATCTCAAGAGTATGGTATTGAAATGCATCGCTTCATGAAGTATGAAGTGTATCACGGAAAAGCTGATGCACTCATCTTGGAGATTTTGCAACGTGGCAACGAAGAGTCTCGAATTAATCATGGTGTCGAGCAACACTACAAAGCCTAAGTCGGTTCCTAAAGACAGGGCTCAAGCTTTTCGTCGGTATTTCGTAATCAAAAACAAACTCCAGCCCAACTCGTATCTAAGGCAGGATTGCTATACAGCCATGAAGGACCATGAAAAGTGGGGGCCGATTGAATTGGCCGAGAGATTTTTGGCTGATCACAATGCTGTGAGATTTGCCGAGCGCATGGTTAAGGAGAACTTTGTGGTGCTTGAAGCCGAGCTTCCCACAACCCAAGACCCTGGGGCGTTTTGCCGGTTAACCCCTAAGTAAAAGGGAGTTTTTCCAAGTAAGGGATAGGAATGAGCGACTTCATCTTTACGCAGGCCGGACGCTTTACTATCGGGCACGTCCTTGTCCAGGCCATCAACCAAGAATTTCCTAACCCCGACACCTTCTACTTCTTCGTGAGCAACCATGATGTTGCCGATCCGGATGACCTTTATGATAACATCCGAATCACGAATATTTCTGCTTATAGAAATATGATTTTTGGCAAAAGGATTCAGCCCGAAGATGCTATGTCCGTCACTAGAAATGTTCCGTGGGAGTCGGGCAAAGTCTTTACTATGTACGACGACACTAACGCCAATCTCCTTTCTCAGGACTTCTACTGTGTCGTCAACGCCGGTTCTTTCTCCCATGTCTATAAGTGCCTTGACAACAACGGAAACACTGAGAGCACATCCCAGCCCGATTTTACGGCCATTGAAGGGGCCAATACCATCCTCTACCAGACAGCGGATGGGTATCGCTGGAAATACCTGTACACCGTTGACGAAACCCAGGTAAACAACTTCGCCACTGCTGCCTATTTTCCTGTCACCTCCAATGCCGATGTCGTGGCTCTTTCGACCAATGGCGCCCTTGATATCATCAAGGTAGAGGGAGACGGTGGGCGAGGTTATGACAACTACATCGCCGGAACTTTTGGGCTATCGGACGTGCAAGTCGGGGGCAATAACATGCTCTTCTCGATTTCCGCAGCCGGCAATACCGTAAGCCCGCACGATGGCTTTTACACCGGCTGCGTACTTTATATCTATTCCGGATCGGGAATCGGTCAGTATCGAGATATCGTCGATTATATCGTCAACTCGACTGGAAACTATATTGTCACGAATTCGGTCTTCCTTGAGCCGCAAAACTCATCGGGATATCAGATTTATCCAAAGGTGACGGTCCAAGGAGACGGGCAACAGACCACGAATGCCGTCGCCCGAGCCCTGGTGAATGCCTTGGCTTCGAATGGCATTTACCGAGTCGAAATGCTCAATCGAGGCGAAGAGTATTTCTGGATTACGGCAAACGTCGTGGCGAATGACGTGGTTGGCGTCATCGAAGAAGCCACCCTCCGGCCCATCTATAGCCCTCCCGGTGGTCATGGTCGAGATCCGAGCTTTGAGCTTCCTTTCGTGGGCGTGGCTCTCAATATCAAGCTGGCCAACTCGGAAGCAAACACCATCCTGGCCACCGGTCAGTACAAAAGCTTCGGAATCGTCAAAAACCCAGCTTTCTCAAATGTCAAAATCGAGCAAGCCGATACGGCCGGGGTTTTTGTGGTCGGGGAGCCCGTCGTCCAGCTGTATCCGATTAGCGTTGGCTATGCCAGCTTGAACTCGACTGGATACCTGACCTTTAGCTCTTCGGATATTCGCACGACTTGGCCCGGATTCCCCGTCCTCCTACAGGATGCCAACTCCGGAGCCACCTACTTCACAAGCGTGATTGATCAAGTCAATTCCACGGTTTTGGTCGTGAATAACTTCTTTCTGAGTGGAATTCTTGATACAGCGAATCTTGAAGTTCTGATGAGCTTCAACTTCAGCAATTCGGTCGGGGTCACAATTATAAACTCCGATGGTTCTCACATTTGGGTGGCCAATGTGGTGCAGCCTCTTGCAATCGGGGACACCTTGATTGGCTTGGCTTCAGGGGCCACGGCCACGATTAATGCTATTTCTCTAAACAACGTCGAAAAAGACTTTGACACCTTTGTTGAACTCTGGACATTTGAAACTTCTGGGGTGGTGGGAACTTTCTCCCAAAATGAACTTGTTTTGAATACCGGAGAAACCCGACAAGGCTCCCTTTATG